ATTGAAACGACCTTCGAAAATACGTGTCTGCATGACACACTCCTTATACACCTACGATTTCAAACAGCGTGGCGGTGTAGGCTTCCCCGCCCGCCGTCGTTGCCGTTCATCAGCAACAACTACATACGAGCATAACCTGACATAGATGTCAAGTTAGCCTAGTTTTAGGCAGTTTTGCTAGGGCTTGCGCGTCGCCTATCGCGTCGCCTATCGCGCACTCACACGCAGGCAGGAGGGGGGCACATGGATTATTTTTTGCAACCCCCCGCCCATATAAGTAAACCTCACATAACAAGACCCCAAAAAATAAAGATGTAAAGTTAGCATAATGCTTGACAGCTCCGTAACTTACAGACTAGGATTGCCTCATGGATACGTTACCGCTTAAACATACCAAGTGGTCTGATCGCTTAGCGATGGACATGGCACTGATGCTAGAAGGAAGCGGCGAGACTTTGGATGAAGTCAAAGATCGCCACAGCCTGAAGGTAGAAGAGCTGCTTGTATTTAATAAAGACCCTGTGTTTTTGAAAAAGGTCGAGTCTTACCGCGACGAAGTTCGTGAAAAAGGTATGACGTTTAAACTTAAAGCCAGAGCACAGGCGGAAGAACTCTTAACAACAAGTTGGACTTTGATCCACAGCCCAGATGTTTCTGCGGCTGTAAAAGCTGATCTTATTAAGTCTACTGTTAAGTGGGGCGGCTTAGAGCCTAAGAACGAAGTAAACGCGGAGGGTGCAAGTGGCGGAGTTAAAATTACAATTAACCTCGGGGGTCAAGACTTCCCAGCGACTGTCGTTGATCACGAACCTATTGACGAAGTTTACACAGAAGGAGAAGGGGCAGAAGATGGCAACCTTCTCAACACTGGATGAGTGCGAGCGCTGTGCGGCAATTTTGCTGCAGCTGAACGTACGTTATAAGCAGAAGATCCGAAGAAAGAAGAATGTGGAAAAACCTTATGCAGTAATACTTCTTGATAATGTTGATCTTCTGCTTGCTCAAACTGAAGTGTCTGAGCAGTGTCCGCATTGCGGGGAGAACACTATAGAGTATCAGTGGTGTAAGTATTGTGGGGATATAACACATTTAGATGAGTATGAGTCATATGCTAATAAGATGGGATGGCACGGGTAAGAACGCGGCCAACATGACAGTAGAAGAATTTGCGTTGGAGCTGCAGCGTATAAAGCACAGGACGTTGTATATTGATACGACTGCTGCTGGGCGAGACGCGGCTAAACGTACGCGCAGTTATAGGAATGCTAGGCGGGGAGCGTTTGGCAAATGGCATTAGATATTAACTTTACACCATCACGAACTGCAGCGAAGTTTATGCAGTCAGACTCTAAGATGCGTGTACTGATGGGGCCGGTTGGGTCTGGTAAATCTGTTGCAAGTTGTTTTGAGATTGTGCGTCGGGCGAGTGCGCAGGAGCCGAACGAACAAGGTATACGTAAATCGCGGTGCGCTGTTGTGCGTGAGACTGTACGCCAGCTAACAGATACTACAATTAAAACGTTTCTTGATTGGTTCCCACCTGGGGTGTGCGGCCAGTTCATGCGGACGACCAAGACATACTTCTTTAAGGTTGGCGATGTTGAGTGCGAGATTATGTTTCGTGCGCTCGATGATGCTGACGATGTTGCAAACTTGAACTCTCTTGAGCTTACCTTCGCGTGGTTTAACGAGTGTAGGGATATCAACGCCGAAATCGTAGACGCGATGTCTAAACGTATCGGGCGTTTTCCATCTAAGAAAGATGGCGGGCCTTCTTGGTTTGGTATGTGGGGTGACACTAACCCCCCGACTATGGACACATGGTGGTATTATCAGATGGAGCACTTAGACGCTAAGGATGGCGTCAGTTATAATGACAACGGGTGGGATGTGTTTAAGCAACCGTCCGGACGTAGCACTTTTGCAGAGAATGTGGAGAACTTACCAGATGGATATTATGACACCCAAGGGCGCAGCGAAGAATATATACGGGTCTTCATTGACGGAGAGTACGGACTTAGCTCCGCAGGTCAGCCAGTCTATAAGTATTTCAGACCGGACTATCACATGGCTGGGGAGACTTTGCGTCCTATTCTCAATGGGGTGCGTCCTATCGTTATCGGTATGGATTTGGGGTTGACTCCAGCAGCAGTAATCGGGCAACAAGATCCTCGCGGGCGAGTCCTAATTCTCGATGAGGCAGTGTCTTTTGACATGGGGGTTCAGAGATTCGTCCGCACGATTCTCAAACCTATGGTATACGAACGATTTAGCGGTGCGCCGATCCTTGTGGTTGTTGACCCAGCTGGTATTCAGCGTGCCCAGACAGATGAACGATCAGCGGTTGACATCATTAAAGCCGAAGGGTTTAGGGTCATACCGGCAAAAACAAACAATGTGTCAGCAAGATTGTCTTCAGTAGATGATTATCTTATGCGTCATGTGGACGGCGATAGCGCGTTCCTACTTGACCCTAAGTGCTCACAACTTAAAGCAGCTATGATGGGTGGGTATAGGTTCCACCATAAGAATGGCAACATTGACAAAAATAATCATTCCCACGTAGCTGAAGCTTTACAATACTTTATGTTACATGTAGCGACAGCTGGCGAGGGTTCTTTCATGCCTATGCGGCGGGAAGTTAAAAGGGTTGCAGCATCAGGTTGGACTTGATATATTGTTGGTGTCATTGAGACATCCTTCATAGTTACCTAAACTTACCCTCTACGGATTGTCCCCGTAGGGGGTATTTTCTTTACTTGCGTAAGAACTTATTGCCATGTATAAATAAAAGTGTACACTTACTGCAGGAGTGTGAGTATGAATAAAAACGGAATGCCATGTGGTTGTGGCTGTGGAAGTAAACCTTACGTAGTCTATTCGGACAATCCGAAGATGGATACTAGCGGTATGGCCCAACGTAAAGTACGCCAGTACAAATCTGGCGGGTATGTCTACTCAGATAAAAACGACCCCGACACCAGAGTTGACATGGACGATATTGATGATGAGGAGCGTATGTAATGGCAAAGATTATTGACACGCGTAAAGACGGGCGCGGCCTTAAGTACACAGCATATGATTCAAAGCTGGTAGACTACGCTAAAGCTCCTGGCACTGGGTTAGACCCAGATAAAAAATTTAAGATTGGTAAGCCTAAAGTTCTAGAGCGCCCTGGGGATGTTGAGTATTTTGGCTCTGAGTTCAAAGATGCAGCGCAGAAGCTTGCTACTGAGCGTGAAGAAGCTTACAGACGACGCCAAACAAACGAATATATCCGAGCTGGCGCTAAAGCTCCTGGGGATAGAGTAAGTAAATCTGTATCGAATGTGCGAATCGGTCAGCTACGCGGCGAAGGTTTTACTGCTGCGAACAGGGCTGCTAAGCAGGCTGAGCGTATGCAGCAAGTGGGTGCACAGCGTGCGGCATTGGTCGAAAGAGGCCAGCAGAGTATGACAAATATGAACCCAACAGCTAATCTCAGAACGGCGACTAAAGGTTTTGCCAAACTAGCAGGTAATGCTTCTGAAGGGCTAACTACTTTCCGTGATAAGAAAGATGATGAGGGGCTTGCTTAATGCTACAGGTGATAGGAAATGCTGAGTTACGTAAGCGTGAGCAAGAAGTTGTAGATAAAGAACTTGCTGCTCGCCAGAATGATTCTGTAGTTCTAGGCCTTACAGGGCATCTACGCCATTGCTGGGACGCAGCACGACAAGCTAAAAAACCTATCGAAAATATTATGCTTCGCGGATTACGGCAGCGTAACGGCGAATACGAAGCAGATAAACTACGCGATATCCACGAGCAGGGCGGTTCTGACATCTATATGGGTGTCACAGAAGTTAAATGCCGTGCGGCGGAGAGCTGGCTTCGTGACATACTGCTTGATACTGGAACACCTCCTTGGGGGCTAAATCCTACACCTATTCCAGATTTATCTCCTGATCAGACTATGGAACTACAAAACGCTTTTGCAGCGGTAGTTACACGTATTGTTGAGAATGAAGGTAGAGCGCCAAACGCCGACGAAATGGTCGAGCTAAAAGAAATGGTAGGCCAAGAGTATAGGTTTAAGCTGCTTGAAGCTGCAGATAATCGCGCCCAGAAGATGACTATTAAGATCGCAGACCAGTTTGCACAAGGCGGTTGGGCTGATTCGTTTAATGAATTTATTACTGATTTAGTAACTTACCCGTGTGCTTTTGTTAAAGGGCCAGTTGTTCGCAGGCAGCGTAAGCTAGGCTGGACTAAAGGTGCTGACGGAAAGACTATTGTTGAAGCAACTGAAATTATTGCCCCTGAGTTTGAACGGGTTGACCCCTTTAGGATTTACCCAGAGCCAGGAATTTCTACAGTAAACGAGGGGTATATTTTTGAGCATCACCCCCTAAGCCGTACGGAGCTAGCTGATCTTGTTGGCGTACCTGGGTACGATGACGATGCTATACGCAAGGTACTGGACATTGGCAACGGCTCAAGCTGGATCAATGAAGATGTTGAGTTAACTAAAGACGAAGAAGAACGTAAGTTCCATACGTTCAATAAACCTACCGAGACATTTGATGCCCTAGAGTTTTGGGGTAAAGTAACCGGCAAGATGCTTCTTGAGTGGGGTCTCGACGAAGAAGAAATTGAAGATAAGCACCGTGAATACGACGCAAATGTTTGGATTGTAGGTAATTATGTTATCAAGGCCATCCTTAACTATGACCCACTAGGAGAGAAGCCTTATGCTAAAACATCGTTTATTAAACGCCCTGGAGCATTTTGGGGCAGCGGCATACCAGAAATTATCGAAGATATACAAAACGTCTGTAACGCGGCTGCGCGTGCTTTGGTTAACAATATGGGTATCTCTAGTGGGCCTCAAGTTGAGGTTAATCTTGAGCGTATCCCGCCGAATGAAGACATCACTCAACTTCATCCGTGGAAAATCTGGCAAGTAATGAATGACCCGCTGGGGTCAAGCGCTCCTGCAGTTAGGTTTACACAGCCTGATGACAACGCAAACACACTACTAGGCGTATACGATAAGTTTAGTAAGTTAGCCGACGATCATTCAGGAATACCTTCCTACGTGTATGGCGACCTTAACGTCCAGGGGGCGGGACGTACTTCGTCTGGCTTATCTATGCTTATGGGTGCAGCCGGTAAAGGTATCCGACAAGTTGTTATGCACATCGACAGTGATGTGATCAAACCAATCGTTCACCGCCAGTTTGTTTATAATATGCGGTATGACGAAGACGAAACTATTAAAGGCGATGTTGAGATCATGCCAAAAGGCTCGATCAACCTTGCAGTTAAAGAGACTGTTAACATCCGCCGTCTTGAATTTCTTAATGCAACCGCCAACGAAATCGACATGGAAATCGTTGGTAAAGAAGGCCGCTCAGCGATTCTTCGTGAAGTGGCTAAAGGGTTGCAAATGCCTGTGGACGACATCATTCCGTCTAGGGAGAAGGAAGGCTATATGACTCGTATGTCAGCTAAAATGCAGTTGGAGGCCGCTAAGGCCGAACAGCCTGCTGGCGGCGGCACACCGACATTGCCTGACGGAACCCCTAAAGGTGGGCAGGATGCGAACACAGTTAGTAACCGCGACACAGGAGCAGCAGGATGATCCGGCCTACTCCTGAAGTTACTAAGGCACTAGCCGCATGTGTGAACCAATATCCGGCACTAGCTGACTGGCTAGCGGAATGGCGTCAACATGAGCTAGAGCAGCTACCTAGCGTCGCATCACAGAGCGTGGCACTCGCACAGGGGCGGTGTCAGGTTCTTACAGAGCTTTCTAAGTTCGTGAATGAGTCCCCTGAAATAGCGGCAAAGTCATAATGACAGCTGATAATTACGCACACCGATAGGAGCGTCCAACATGGCAATACCAAAGCAAGTTCAAATGCAATCTGAGGCAGTACAAGAACTATACAAGGAACTTAACGGAGAGGTTGAGGCACAGGGTGATGCACCCGAGGCCGCAGCTAACGACGGTGGGCAGCCTGTACAGGAAGTTGTAGCCGACAGTGTAGAAGAACAAGCACCTCAGTCTGTAGCCAAAGAGCACGGTGAATCAGACAACCAAACCAAGGATTCTTGGGAACAAAAGTACAAAACACTGCAGGGTATGTATAATGCAGAAGTTCCTCGTATGAAAGCGGAGAACCGAGAGTTATCATCCCGTGTTACTCAAATGGAGCAGCTACTTAGCTCATTGAATAACCAACCTGCTGCACAGCCCGAGTCTAGTGATCCGTTGATTACAGATAAAGATGTTCAGGAGTACGGCGATTCTATTGATGTTATGCGGCGTGCAGCACGAGAAGAAGTGGCGCAAGCCAATAATCGTGTGTCTCAGTTAGAGCAACAGGTAATGCAGATGCAGACCAGCGTGGTACCGCAGATGAATCAAATCTCGCACGCACAGGCCGAATCAGCAACTCAGACGTTTTGGGCTAGGCTTTCCACTATCATACCTGAATGGCAGGACATCAATAACAACGGAGATTTTCAATCTTGGCTGTTAGATGTTGACCCACTTACAGGTATTTCTCGCCAGACATATCTAGAAGATGCTCAGCAGAATCTAGATTCTAATCGTGTGGCGCAGTTCTTTAGGTCATGGCAGGAGGCCAACGGTACCCCAGTTGCTCAAACCAATCGGAAGGTTCCTTCTGACCAATTAGAGAAGCAAGTATCCCCAGGGCGAGGTCGTTCAGGGACTAATACTATGCCATCTGAAGGCCAAACATACTCACCAGCAGATATCGAAGGTTTCTTTGATGCTGTACGTAAAGGTAAGTACAAAGGTCGGGAAGAAGAACGTGGCCGAATAGAACGCGACATTTTCTCAGCACAGAGAGAAGGTCGAATTGTCACTGCATAACTTATAGGAGGCTAACATGGCTTTTGCAGTATCTTCAGGTCGTCCGGACTACACGGGCAACTTTATCCCCGAGATTTGGTCGGGCAAGCTCATCGAGAACTTCTACGATGCGACTGTCCTATCCGCAATCTCTAACACTGACTACGAAGGTGAAATCCGTAACATGGGTGACACGGTTAATATCCGTACAACTCCAGAGATCACCATCAAAACCTACGTTAAGGGCCAGACTCTTGCAGTCGAAAACCCTGACAAAGCGAAGCTGCAGCTCGTAATTGACAAAGGCGAATACTTCGCTTGTGTTGAAGACGATGTTGATCAGGTTCAGTCTGACATCGCATTGATGGATCAGTGGTCTAAAGACGCTTCTGAGCGTATGAAGATCAAGATCGACGAGCGTGTTCTGACAGACCTGTTGCCTGACGTTGGCGCAAACAACAAAGGCTCATCAGCTGGCCGCATCTCTGGCGACATCAACTTGGGTGTAGCAGGTACTCCTGTTGCTATCACAAGCTCTAACGTCATTGATACCATCATCAACATGGGTACCGTACTTGACGAAGCTAATGCTCCTGAGCAGGATCGCTTCATGGTTATCCCTGCCAAGATGGCTGGCTATATCAAGCAGTCTGACCTTAAAGACGCATCTATCACTGGCGATGGATCATCCCCTCTACGGAATGGTCGCCTCGGCATGATTGATCGTTTCACCCTTTACGTGTCTCACAATCTGAAGAAAACTTCAGGCGGTGAGTTTAGCGTACTTGGTGGTCATAAGATGGGCTTTACGTTTGCATCACAGATGACAAACATGGAAACCATCCGGTCTGAGACAACTTTTGGTAACATCATTCGTGGCCTGCAAGTATATGGTTACAAAGTGGTGAAGCCTGAAGCGCTCTCAACTGCTATCGTAACGCTTTAATAGGAGGGCTTGATAATGGCTACTTATAACGATGGTAAAGGATATAACTTAGGTACTGGTGCCGCGCACGTAGCTGCAGGTATTAACCGAGTTTCATCCATAACTGTAGATCTGGACTTTGCAGCAATCACTACGGCTCGCGCCGCAGCTGGTTTGACTGCATTGGGTGCAGCTGACATCTTGGAAGTTATTAAAGTTCCAGCAAAAACCTTGGTTACACATGTGGCGCTTGAGGTTACTACTGCTGAGGGCGGAACACTTACACTTGATGTTGGTGATGGCGATAACCCAGATGGCTACCTTGACGGCGTAAATGGTAATGCTACTGCAGCATATATCTCTGTCGCCGGAACTGACGCCTTTGAGCAGGGTAAGTATTACACTGCTGCTGATACAATCGACGTTGTTACAGTCAACGCCGCTGATACAGCAGTTATGAAACTTACAGCTGTTATGGTTGATTGTTCATAAACTAAAGTGAGTTGGGGGCTTCGGCCCCCTCCTCTACCTAGGAGGTACATGTGGCTAAAAATATGAAACACTATTTTCGTGATGGGACTGAGTATAAAGGCGATTCACATAAGATGCCTAATGGCCAGCTACATTCTGGGAAAACACATGGCAAAAACAGTAAACGTTTATTTCATCTAAAAGAATTAAGCGCTACGGCACAGAAAAAGGCTAAAGCATAATGGCAAAAATTGATAAGTCCAAGATGGCCTGCAACAAACCGAAACGTCAAGTTTCTGGCGGTAAAAAGTTTGTGGTTAAAGCGTGCCAAAACGGTAAAGAAAAAATTATTCGCTTCGGCGATGCTAATATGACTATTAAAAAAGATCAGCCAGGACGGCGTAAGAATTTTCGTGCGAGGCATGGGTGTGATAGCAGACCCCCCTCGAAAATGACCGCTCGTTACTGGTCTTGTAAGAAGTGGTGATAAAATGGCAGCTCCAAAAGCAAAAGCTAAAAAAGACGCTTGTTATTATAAAGTAAAGGCCCGCTATTCAGTTTGGCCCAGCGCGTACGCATCGGGCGCTTTGGCTAAATGTAGGAAAGTAGGTGCCGCAAACTGGGGTAATAAAAGTGGCAGTAAGAAAAAGTAAGAAGGGTGCATCCCTACGAAAATGGTTTGGCCAGAACAACGGCAAAGGCTGGGTTGACTGCAAGACAGGTAAACCTTGTGGACGAAGTGGGTCAAAAAGTGATAGTAAGAGGGGATACCCTGCGTGCCGCCCGACTATGGCGCAGTGTAAAACTGCAGCAGCGAAGGCCGCAATGAAGAAAAAAGGCTCGTCTAAACGAGTTAACTGGAAAGCGTAAGGAGACTATTATGAGTGGACGATGGCTTAAAAATATAACTGACGGTGAAATTTACGAGTGGGATGAAATCTTAGCTGATAACCCTAAGACTGTTGAAGTCACTGAGGAACAGGCGTTCCCAGAGAAATTTATCCCAAAGAAACAAAAAGGGCGCAAGTCTAAAGTATCTTTGGAAACTGAAGTGCCTGAGGAGCCAGATACTACTCCGCCAGAGCTTGCAGATGAAGCGACTAGAGGATTGGTTCGTGCGCGTGATGATAACGGGCATTTTATGTCTGATGATCCAGACACACCAGAAAACGAAGCGTGGGCTAAAGAATGATCTTAGATGATGTAATCACAGAGGTTAGGCGCATCATACAGGATACGAATATACCGTATCGTTATAGTGATGATGTATTGTTGGGCTTCGCTAACCAAGCCCTAAAACGTATAGCTGTATTGCGCCCTGATCTTTTTGCTTCCATCGAAGAAATACCCTGTACGTTTAATTCTGTTGTGCAATCAGCCCCAGCTGATTCTATACGTTTGATCGAAATCTACTCTGTAAAAGACGGGGCTGGGATTATTGAAACAAACCGTGAAGCTCTGGATCAAGCATACCCAACATGGATGAATGACCCAGCAGGAGCTACTGTAAACTTTATGCGGCATGTCCGTAACCCAAATAAATTTTTTATATACCCTAAAGCCCCCGATAATCAGATATTAATCGGGGAGTATTCTAAGACCCCTGCTGTATATACAGGCACTCAAACTGTTGCTTTACTACCGGATGCCTATTTCCCTGTGGTGATTGATGCTACAGTGTTTATAGCAGAGTCTGTTGATAACGAGCATGTAAACTCTCAACGTGCACAGTTGTTCCAGCAATCCTTTACTCAGGCCTTAGGTGTTGCCGCACAGTCTCGTGCGATTACTGATCCTGAGAGTGGCGGACTTGAGAGGGAGGATGTTGTATAATGCCAAACCGTGCTTTTAGAGAAATCGTCACTAGGCTCGCTCCAAGCGTCCCTGGTGCCCCTAACGTAGTTGTAGAGCAGTATGTACGAGATGCAGCCATAGAGGCGTGTGAGCGCACCCTAGCGTGGCGCTATGAGCAACCTCAGATACGACTTAACCCAGGCGGGCATGATTATGCGTATGACCCACCAGATTTTTCTGAGGTGCATGCTATCTTAACTGCTACAGTAAATGGGGAAAAATTAACCCCAATTTCTTTAGAGCAGCTGCACGATATATACCCCAAGTGGCCGTATGTGTCGTCAGATGAGCACTCTACTCCTAGATATATAACATCTATAGACCCAGATCATTTTGCTGTAGCACCAATACCGGACGCTAATGTTGTTTATGATGTACGTATGATTGTAGCTCTTAAGCCCCTACGCACAGCCTACGAGATGGATCAGACACCATTAGATGATTTAGAAAATGTAATTATGCACGGGGCGTTGCAGCATCTTTTGGTGTTACCAGATCGCACATGGAGTGATAGAGAGCTAGCGTCATACCACGCAAAACAGTTTGCTTACAAACTATCAGAGCGCAGGGCTAGAGCTAACTTAGGTACAGGCAGAGGCTCTATGCGTGTACAGAACCAAAGATTTGCGTGAGGTGAAATATGGCAGATACAATTAGACTTGTTAAAGGTGACTCTAAACCAGTAATTATCCTCACGCTTACTGATGAGTCTACTGATAGCCCGTATGACTTATCACCGTCGTCTGTGAGTGTATCTGTTCGTTTCCGCAAAGCTAACACTAGCACTTTACTTAGCACGATTAACTGTAGCCTAGTTAACACAGGTACAGACGGCAAAGTACAATTTGATTTTTCCGGCGGCGTTCTTACTAACTTAGATGCCGGTCAGTATGAGGGCGAGGTTGTTGTATCAACATCGGGCGCTGGCACACAGACTGTTTATGAAACACTGAGTTTCAGGGTTAGAGATAATCTCATATGAAGATAGGGCTTAGTGTAACTGTATTATCTATTGGCGCTGCCGCTGTTGTAAGCGATATTAGCGTTGCAGTAGCACGCCCTAGTTATATAGAAGCTAAAGTTAATCCCGCCACTATAATATTTAGCCCAGCAGCACGCCCATTAGTATTAGAGCAAACTAATCTTGTCTCTGAGTCTGTGTCTATGGGAGATGGCGAAGACGCAACGGGAGGGTTTGCTGCTCAGCTAACAAAAGCGCTAGATGTACTCAAAGAAGAACCCGATGATGTTGCGCTACCTACTGACGCAGACCCTGTGTTTGATGCGCAGCCAGTGTTTGCAGAAACGGTTACTGTTACCGACGCACAGATTGTCATAAGTTTTGATGATATAGTTGATTTTGATCCGTCTACCCCTGCGGTAGATTTTGAACCTGTAAGTATTACTGAGGCTGACGCTAAAGAAGTAACAGTTGCAGAACTGGCTGATAACGACGATGTATCTATTACTGAGGCTATCTCTAACCAACCTAATATACCCAAGACTGATGCAGTAACTGCGACAGAAGTTTCGACTAGGCAAATACAGCCAGCTAAATCAGATACAGTGGCTGTTACTGAGGCTGTTGATGATTTTGAAGTAGGTAAAGTATTGGCCGACGCTGTGTCGGTAACAGAAGCTATAGCAAATGAAGTTACATTTCCTACTTCAGATGCTGTCAACGCGGTGCAGTCGAACATAAAAACTTTTACATCTAGCGTAGACTTTGACTTATCTGATGCTGACGTAGACCCAGACCCAGTTACAGCTACGGACGTTATTGACGACTTTGATTTTAATAAAGGGCTTGCAGACGCCACTACGGCCACTGAGACGGACGTTAAGGAAATTGCGGTAGGGGAGCTAGCTGATAACGATGCGACCTCTGTAGTAGAAGCTATAGCTTTAGAGCCTAATAGTGTACTAACTGATTCTTTTACTGCTGTGGAGGGTATTAAACTTGGGCCTAGCATACCTAAGACGGACGCAGTAACTGCAGCTGAGGCTATAGTACATGACATACGCCCACCACAATCAGACGCTGTTACAGCTACAGAAAGCGTGGCCACAATATTAACACTCGGCGATTCTGAATACATGTACCCAGATTTTGTATCTGTATCTGATGGATATAGAGGATTTCTTGAGGAGCCTTATTCATATACAATATCAGGTGTTGCTTACTACGTACCTAATACGGGCGTTATAGGGGCAGCTGAACCTTTTAACACTGCTATGCTTGCTTCAGACCGTATAACTTTACCCGATGCAAGTTCAGCTGGACTTCTTGTCAACTTTCATTATACTGATGTTGATGAAGATGACCGAGCTTTGGGCGGATACTACTTCAACCAAACGCCTATCAATGCTGGCAACAGTACGGTAGGTGCTAGAACAATCTTGTAAATAGGAGCTGACCATGATTCAAGATTCTATCAAAGTGACCGGTGAGTTGAAGATCACGGTCACAAATCCTAACGGAAATGTAACTCAAGAAACCATTATACCTAATTTAGTTGTTACCGCCGGTAAAAATCTTATCGCCTCGCGGCTTAAAGATACTACTGATGCTGCTTTGTCTCATATGGCTATTGGCACAGGTAGCACTGCAGCGGCAGCTAATAATACTGCACTGGGTACTGAGGCAGGACGCGTAGCACTTACGTCTACGACAGTCACAGCTAACGCAGTAGCATATGTTGCTACGTTTGGGGCTGGTACGGGTACCGGCGCTATCACAGAGGCAGGCTTGTTTAACGCCAGCTCAAGTGGCGATATGTTGTGCCGCACAGTGTTTTCTGTTATCAACAAAGGAGCAGCTGACACTCTAGGTATTACTTGGACTGTTACTGTAAACTAAGGGGCTAACAAATGAGCGTCAAATTTGCAAACAATGCCTTTGGTACACTGAACGCAGGTATAAATAACTCTGCTACTAGCATTACCTTGTCTAGTGGGCAAGGCGCTCGTTTCCCTACTCTTGCTAGTGGTGAATATTTTTACGCCACACTTATCGACACAAGCAACAATCTTGAAGTTGTAAAGTGTACTGCTAGATCAACAGACGTACTAACGATTACTCGGGCGCAAGAGAGCACGGCAGCTCGGGCGTTTGCGATTGGAGACAGGGTTGAGCTTCGTGTTACAGCTCAAGGGCTAGATGACGCGGCTAATCCATACGATAAAGGTTCTTCGTCCACTGGGTCTTTTGGGCTACCAAAAGGTACTACAGCACAACAACCTACAGCAAGTGCTACTGAGGGTCATATTAGATATGACACTGACGATGACGTTGTGTATTATTCTAATGGTACATCTTGGTTAAAAATTTCTTCTATAATTGCTATATTAAATAGTGTTTCAGGTAACTTATATGCTGGGGCTGCTACTACACTAACTCTAACTGGCAAAGGTTTTCAGACGGCTAACTTAGTCGTTAATTTTACTCAGTCGTCAGACTCTATCGACGAAAACGTAACAGTCACGCCTACTTCAGATACAGCAGCTACAGTAACAGTGCCTTCTTCGGTGTTTAGTAATGTTACAGCTGGTAATGTTGTATCCATTAGTGCTACTAACTCAGACGGTACTTCATCTGGATCTGTGTCTAAAACTGCTTTAGCTCAACCTACAGGCGGTACAATAACAACATATGGTTCTTACCGAGTACATAGCTTTACTTCTTCTGGCTCTTTTGTTGTAGATTCTAACAGTTCGGCACTTAGCTCTGACATTTTGATTGTCGCTGGAGGCGGTGGCGGCGGTAGAGCCGGTAGCACAGGTAGAGGGGGAAACGGGGATGATAGTAGTTTTGGGTCGAACACCTCGATTGGCGGCGGCGGTGGCGGCGGGTCTAACGACAGTGACACAGCTCAATCAGGAAATAACGGCGGCTCAGGCGGAGGCGGCGGCGGTGATGACCAAAATGGTGACTCACCTGGCGGCTCAGGGACATCAGGACAAGGAAACAATGGCGGCGGCGGTTCAGGGCACACAGCTGGAGACCTCGGCGGCGGCGGCGGCGGTGCTGGAGCAGTTGGACAAACACAGATTTCAGGTAGCAAAGCAGGTAACGGCGGAAACGGTCTAGCTAACGATTTTAGAACAGGTTCAAATGTTACTTACGCAGGCGGTGGCGGTGGTGGCACAAACAGCGGCGATGGCCAAGGCGGCACTGGAGGCGGCGGCAATGGCGGCGATGGTAGTTCTAATGCCCAAAACGGCGACACCAATAAAGGTTCTGGCGGCGGCGGAGGAGCTGGATCTGGATCAGGCGGCGGCGGAGGAGCTGGCGGTATGCGAGCTTTAACTAGCGTTTCTGTTTCACCTGGCTCTACTACTGTTACAGTTGGCGGCGGCGGCAGTGGCCCTGGAAGCGGAACTTTTAAAGGCGGCAATGGCGGCTCAGGTATTGTAGTCATACGGTATCAGTTAGCATAGGGAGGGCAACATGGCACATTACGCAAAAGTAGTTAACGGAATTGTAACTAAAGTTATTGTTGCGGAAGAAGAATTTTTTGACACCTTTGTAGATAGTTCTGCCGGAGAGTGGATCCAGACATCATATAATACCGTCGGTGGGCAGCATCCAGAGGATCGCCCGATACGCAAAAATTTTGCTGGCGTTGGTTTTACATACGACGCTGTTGCAGATGCTTTTTACGCGCCACAACCTTTTCCTAGTTGGGTGCTAAATAGTTCAACTTACTTATGGGAAGCACCTACTGCAAGACCAGATGGCGATGGTGATTATTACTGGGACGAAAACTCGGTGGGTTGGGTACTTATTGAGGGGGATCACTAATGGGTGTAAAAGTTTCAAATAATGCTTTCGGTACACTTGCAGCTGGTATTAATACTACTGACACTACTATTACCGTTGATTCGGGGCAGGGTACCCGATTTCCTACTCTTGGTTCTGGCGAGTATTTTTTTGCTACTCTCGTGGATACTTCTAATAATCTAGAGATCGTAAAGGTAACTGCGCGTTCCACGGATTCTATGACTGCTGTTCGTGCGCAAGACAGCACTACAGCGGTAGCATTTTCTATCGGTGATCGAATTGAGCTTCGCCCTGTAGCCGCTCTGTTTGAAGCTATACAGTCTGAGTCAGCTGTTGCAGATGCAGACTACGGTGATATTACTGTTAGCAATTCTGGGGCTACTTATACTATTGATAATACTGTAGTAACCGATGCAAAACTAGCAAATACTTTAGATTTATCAAGTAAGACTGTAACACTTCCTGCGGATGTAGACGGATCGTCAGGGCTTATTGTAAGTTCCACATCGTATAATTCAGGGTACGGTAGCGGTGCTAGAACGTCACAAGCAACAACAGCTTGGGAAACTATTCTGATTGGCGGCACGAACAAAGATGCTTTTGCTCCGGCCACCAATGCTAACATCCGTGCATATAACAAAAAGCGTAATGATACACATCTTCGTATACGTTGTAACATTCCTTTTTATATCAATCCTGGTACCGGCGGTCTTGGTTTCAGAGTACAAATGTGTTTGTCTAACACACCCTCTGTATTTAATGCTGGCGCTAATTATTTTGTTGTTGGTCTACTTGCAAACGGTCAGGCTCATGGTTGGGGCGCTGGCGGTTATGGCGGGCAAACTTCTGCAGTAGGATCTTATTATTATGATACTGCTCACGGTGGCGGCACAGCCCAAACTAACACTGAAACTGCAAACGTATTGGCATACACAGGCAACCTCCACTTCTATTTCGAAGGGTATAGATGGGGATCTGATACAATAACTTGGATCGGCCACTCCTCCAGCTATGATAAGTTTGCTACTTGGACTGTAGAGGAGTATATAGCATGAACAATCCAATTATTACAGAACCTATTGGAGTTTTAGTAGCTCGTGCGCTTAGCCCTAACGGCGGCGGGTGGGTGCTAGCTGGGGGAGACGGATACGAAAACCTAAAAGTGTGGGACGTAGCAGAAGCTGGTGGGCCTAAACCTACCGAAGCTGAGTGGGACGCAAAACTTGCGGAGTTGCAGGACTGATGAAACCTACTCCTCTATATATGTTCCCTAATGGTACATTTGCTAGAACAGCAGATAAGGTGCCTGAAGGGTGTGTGCTTGTAGAGGAACCGGATTTGCCGGAAGAAGTAGAGGTAAAGATAGACGATCAGAGTAAAGCAGTACGGGAGGCTATGAGTGGCCAAGATGACGGTAGCTGAACTACAGCAAGAAATACTAACCCACGAAGCGGTCTGTGCCGAAAGGTATCAGACCTTTATAACTAGGGTTGACCGTCTTGAGCGGATTTTAATTGTTGCAGCAGGTGCAATAATAGTTGGCATGGGGTCTATCCTCAGCGCAATTTTAATAGGAGGTTCAGCATGATGAACAAAAAGAAAACTGATAAGAAAAAACCTATGGCTTCTTATGGTAGTGGCGGCAAAATAAAAAAGTATGGCTCAGGCGGCAAGACCCCCGTTACTCCTCAAATGTCTGCTGCTGCCCTAAAAAAGTTAGCTACGCAGATGGGGTATAACATAATGAAGAAACCCAGTGGTACAAAGTAGTGGCTGATGTTAGCAGAACTTGCTGCCGCTAACGCAGCGTTTGCAGTCATAAAAAATGCTGTCTCCAATGGGAGAGAGCTAAGCCAATACGCAGGTAAAATAGGTGAAATTGTAGGGGCAAAAGAAGCCCTACAGAAAAAAGTAAATAAGAAAAAGGCCGCTCATCAGTCAACAGACTTCGAAGAGTTTATGGCCTTAGAGCGCGTTAAAGAGCAAGAAGACGAGCTGAAGCAGATAATGATATACTGTGGTAGGCCCGGACTTTGGCAAGATTGGGTGCGGTTCCAAGTAGAAGCGCGTAAAGCCCGCAGAGAAGCAGAAGAGGCGAACAAGAAAAAGATACAGTGGTGGATAGAAGTTTCTGTTTTAGTTGTGTGTTTTATTATCGGAATAGCAGCTCTTGGGATTTTTGTCTGGTGGCTGTACCAGCGGAATCGCGCAGCAGGAGGAGCGTAGTATGGCAGCTAAGAAACTAGAAGATCAAAGCAAATACGACGCATATGATATGAATGACGACGGCGTTGTTTCTGATGAAGAAATGGCACGAGCTAAAGAGATTCGTGAAACAGAAGATAACCTCCGCAAACATTTAGCCCAACTACGTATGGCTCGCTATACGCTAATCTCAATGGGTGCTTTTACACTGTCTATGTTTTTTATACCGTTAGACAGAGTTACAGCTTTATCCGACATAAGTAATTTATTCTATATCTCAGGCGCAGGTATCGTCGGTGCATACATGGGTACAACCGCGTGGATGAGCAGGAAGTGATTGGAGTATGGCAGCTAAAATAAGCGAGAACACAGAAGTAGCTCTACCACTTCGAAATATTCTTTCGATGGTTGTTGCTGCGTCTGTTGCTACTTGGGCTTATTTTGGGATCATAGAGCGGCTAAACCAAATTGAAACAAACATCACTATGATGAAGTCTGATCTGGAACATAACACAGAGTTCCGGATTAAGTGGCCTCGCGGAGAGATGGGTAGTCTACCAGCTGATTCTGAACAGTTTATGTTGATAGAACATATAGCTTCGGAGCTAGAAAAACTAACTACCGAAATAGAAGAAGGCCGCGCTCCATATGACCAACAGCAAAAATTAACACTGGAGTTCTACGAAAAGCGCATTAGTAATCTAGAAGAGAACCTAGAAAAACTAAGGAACGGCGGTGAATGATGGGTGTTTTAACTATAGTTCTTATTCTGTACATGGGCGGCGAAGCAGTAGAATATACTCACAGAGATGGTATTTCTGAGTGTTTAAGTGTAAAGCGTAAGATTGAACGGCTAGGATGGAAGGACTCTAAAGGTACTAGGTACTCATGCGAAAAACGCGAAGTAGAGTTTGAAACCGGCCCAGATGGTAAGCCGCAAGTGGCGAAGCTGTTAGACTAATGATAGGAGAGGTATACTAATGTTACAAGCACTAATCGGCCCAGCTACTGATTTAATCGGCAAATTTGTCGAGGACAAAGACCAGAAGAACAAGCTGGCTCACGAAATAGCTACAATGGCTGAACGTCACGCTCAAGAGCTTGCCAAGGGTCAGTTGGCTATCAATGCAGAAGAGGCAAAGTCACGGAATATATTTGTGGCGGGCTGGCGACCAAGTGTTGGCTGGTGCTGTAGCTTGGCTCTATTCGCTCACTTTTTAGTCTTTCCGACTATGGATGTAGTAACTGCCTATATGGGAGTTGAGCCAGTAGCCTACCCTCAGTTTGATATGGACAGCTTAATGACTGTATTATTAGGATTATTAGGACTAGGCGGGATGCGTAGCTATGAAAAGGCAAAGGGCTTAACAAAATGAGTAAAGATAACTTTCAGCACTGCTTAGAGCTTATATTGCACCACGAAGGCGGCTGGGTAAACCACCCCCGAGATCCAGGTGGCGAAACAAACCTTGGTGTAACTAAACGTGTCTACGAAGAGTGGGGCGGCACTAAGGATATGAAGGAGCTTACACCAGAAGATGTTGCTCCAATATACGAGCAGAACTACTGGGGGAAAGCTAAGTGTGATCAACTACCTGCAGGACTTGACCTCGCTGTTTTTGACTGGAGTGTAAACTCTGGGCCTGGGAGAGCGGCTAAGAAACTACAAGAAATGATTGGCACAGAGGTAGATGGCGGCATTGGCCCCAATACTTTACGCGCTCTTAATGAATATGTCGAACATCACGGGATTGAGAATACACTTGAAAATTACAAGAATATCAGGCAAAGTTTCTATGAGTCCCTCTCTACATTTGATAGCTTCGGTAAAGGCTGGACTCGCAGAAATAATGAGACGCTTGAAGCTGCGTTAAAAATGGTGAACTAATGGCGTCAGTAAAGCTTACAAAGTTTCTAGGCGAAGCACCGAAGATATCTTCGGAGTTGCTACCTGACGGCGTGGCCCAAGAAGCCTTTAACGTAAAGCTTTACTCTGGCGACTTGCTACCTTACCACACGCCTAAAGAAGTGGATAATACAGAACGTAACGTTGAGGCTAAAACCCTTCATGCGTTGCGTGACCCCACCTCCAATGCACTTGTGTGGCTGTCTTGGACTACTGATGTTGACATTGCTGTTGCGTCAGATAGCGCAGACAACGCGCAGAGGTTCTACTACACAGGTGACGGAAAGCCTAAAGTATCTGACTATGCGTTAGCCACAGCTGGCAGCGAACCATACCCAGTTACTAACGGATATTACGATTTAGGGATACCGCTCCCTACCACTACACCTAGCGTGACAGCAGCATCTTTTACTGTTGTTAACTCTACTCACTACGAGCGCGACTCAGGCAATACAGCCACTTTTTTCTGTAATACCGCCCACAACTTACGTACAGGCAACATTGTAACTATACGTGACTTTGGTACTTCTGATGAGGCTAAAGGGTTTAACGCCAAGAACGTAGAGATTACTGTAACAAGCGCTACAGAGTTTCAGTATTTTAGCTCCGGCGATCAAGTCAGTAAGACATCTAATAACACAGGTAGAGCAGACCTTGCAGGCAACACACAAATTAGAACTTATATTTTTACGTTTGTCACTCCGTGGGATGAAGAATCCATACCGTCCAATGTATCTAACGAACTATACATCAAAGAAGGCCAAACAGTAACTGTCTCCTCCCTGCCCTCGGCTAAACCGTCGGGGGATAACTTTGTCCGTGGTATTAGGTTGTACCGAAGCGTAGCTTCTGCAGCTGCCACGGACTTCTTTTTATTAGCAACGTTATGGTTCCCTATCAGTATTGCCACTGTGGCGAGAGCTAGTAACGTATCTACAATAGCAACAAATTTTCCACACAACTTTATTGTTGGCGACAGGTTTAAGATTAAAGATTGTTCCACTGCGTCGTTTAACATTACAGACGGTGTAGTTACTGCGATTGCTGATGACTACACATTTAGTTACGCACAGACTGCTACTGATGTTGGAACGACCAATGCTTCTGCGGGTGCTGTGTACCATGATGTATCTGAAAGCCTTGATGATGCTGCTAGGTACTGGGGTGACGCTAACTATAACTTTACAGATGATTTTAATGTATCCAGCTTAGAAACTATTATTCCATCAGAAGAGTATGACCCACCACCTGATAATATGCAGGGGCTTATAACTTCGCATAACAACATCTTGGTTGGGTTTTTTGGTAATCAGCTGTGTTTCTCATTCCCTGATACGCCGCATGCGTGGCCAGAAAAATACAGAATAACATTTGATTCCGACATTGTAGCGATTGCGTCTGTTGCAGGTTACGTGCTTGTACTCACAGAAGACTTCCCACATCAAGTATCTGGTAACGACCCAGCAACAATGGTGTCAGCACGTATTGACACGCCATACCCATGCTTATCCAAACAGTCTGTTGTTAATATGGGGTACGGTGTTGTTTGGTCTACACATGGAGGCCTTGCTACATGGAGTCCTAGTGGGGGCGGTGTCCAACTTATAACTCAGTTTGTCCACGACTGGGATACTTGGAACGCATCACTAGACCCGTCTACCATTGTTGGGCATTTTTATAACGGGAAATACTTTGGGTCTCACAGCACCAAGTCATTTATATTTGAGCGCGATGATAAAGTCGGTGGGTTTTTTGTACAGATTCAATACCGGTTTAGCGCAGCCTTTACAGACCCTGAATCCGGCATCATGTACTACACTCATGGTAATGACGGTGAGATATATGAGTGGGATAATACTGGGGAAGTCCTCTCACCTATGGAGTGGAAGTCCAAAACCATTGTCACCAAAGACTACCTTAACCTAGGTGCGTTTAGGGTAATTGCTGACTATGATACATCTGCGCAGGAGGCTGCTAATATTATTGCCTACAACTTAGGGCTAGCAAACTTTAACCAAACTATCTGGAATAGAAGTCAGCAGTTAGGCACACTTAACGGGCCTACTAACTACCAGAGTGGCGGCGTTACTTTTACTATTGGCGGTTCAATTAACACATACGTCATAAACGGCGACCCACAAACACAGTACCAGAAAGCTAACACGGGGACTCAGCCTGTAACGTTTAGACTTTGGGTAGATAAACAGCTTGTCTTCCAAGGGTCTATACAAACTTCTGACATATTCAGATTGCCAACTGGCTACAGATCGGATACATTTGAAGTGGGCGTGTCAGGTTCCGCTCGTGTAAGAGCTATACACTTTGGAGAGACACCCTACGGATTGAGGACATCATAATGGCAAGGTTTACAGCAATACCCGCAGTTCCCCAAGGGGGAATCACAGACTGGCAGAGTGTACTTATCACCACTGTAAAGGAAAACGTGGAGTTACTTACTGGCCTGCGCGGTGAAGCTGACCTAGCTAGTAAAGCAGTTACTAGAGGCCAGATAACTTTACTTGAACAACCCGATCAGAATATGAGGCAGGTATCCGCAAAGGGTACAGGCTTTACAATCAGCGGCCAAGAGGTTGCTGGACTTACGGACTATGGTTTGCTATTAACAGATGTGCAAACTTTAGCAAATGATGTAGCGTTTAACAGGACAGTGTTAAATGCTTTAATAAGACAGCTTAAAGGATGATGTGACATGGCTATGACCCCAAATACAACACCCGCAGCGATGGCACCTACTCCTGTCGCTGGCGGAGCAACACCAGCAGCAATTCCAACAACTGTATCTATGGACTTACCGCCAAGTATACAGCAACTAATTCAAGCGCCTACCCCTGGGGTTAACCAAGCGGCAGTAGGAAATATCCCTACAGGTGTCCAAGGTGGTAATCCTCAGTACCCCGTATTAGATTTTCGTATGCAACCATCTACATTCGAGCAAGGCGGTATGGTTCCACCAAACGCAGGTATGCAGGGTATGGCTCCACAACAAGCAGGTCTACAGCCTCAGCAGCCACAAGGCGGTATGCCTAATCCTCAAATGGCTGACATGCAAGTTAATGACATGCTTAGTAAGAACCCTGAGGTAGTAGCGCGTATTCGTGCGGCTATTGAAGCTGGTATCCAGTCAGGTGAAATTTCGCAGCAAGAGATTCAGATGGCAACACAGCTAGCTCAAGTGGCTATGCAAAACCCAGCTATGTACCCGCAGCTTAGACAGTTTGCTATTGATCGTGGGTTAGCAGGGCCAAATGATCTGCCAATGGAATACGATCAAGGGCTAGTTATCGCGCTTGTTACAGCAGCCAAGGCTATGGCGGCAGACGTACAGATTGAATCTACAGGGCAACAGATGCCAGCGCAGCAGATGCCAATGCAACAACCTCCGATGCAAGAGATGGAGTTTGGCGGTATGGTTAACGGCCCATCCCACGACAATGGCGGAGTACGAGTAAAGATGAAGAATGGCGGCGAAATTGAAGTGGAAGGCGGCGAGTACGTTATTCCTAAAGATATCGTAGCTAAAAAAGGCACTGAATTTTTCGACAAACTAATTGGTAAAGATGGGAAGACGGACGTAGCATGACCTTACAAGTAGTAGAACAGCCAGAATCAGAGAACCTCGTGCCTAAAAAGTATGAGGCTATTTTGCTTTCTACTCAAGAGTTAGTGGATAAATATTGGGCACAATGTGTGCCGCATTTAGATCGTTGCCTAGAAGGTATGCACGGTGAGTGCACTATAGACGATCTTTATACAAGCGTCATGCAAGGCCAGATGTATGCCATAGCAGTAAAAAATGACGACACTGAATTACCAGACGTAAAATTAATTTTGGTTCTACAGTTAGTATATTACCCACAGTACACAGCTATGAATGTTGTGGCTATGGGAGGTAAAGACCTTCGGCACCTTATTAAGAAGTTCTGGGCTGATGTCTGTGGATGGGCGCGTATCTGTGGTGTTACACAGATTGAGTGCTCGGTAGCCCCTGGAATGGAGCGTATTCTTTCAACTGTTGGCTTTGAGCGTAAATATGTCCAACTAAAACAAGATTTAATGGAGGTCTAAAATGACAGCTATCACAATAAACCCGATGGTGGTTGCACTTAGGCCCACTAACGGAACTATCATAAGACGTATTCAACCAACTGAGCACGGCGGCGGGGTTAAGAAAGTCCTAGCTGTCGTTGTTGCAGTTGCTATCCCAATCGCAGCACCTGCTATTGCAAGCTCGCTTGTAGCCTCAGCAGGTATTTCTGCTATATCGGCTTTTGCTGCCACTACTGTGGGAGCGGCGGTGACTTCGGCTGTTGTCGGTGCAGGACTCGGAGCTATCTCAGCTAAAGTTATGGGCGGCGATGTTAAGTCAGGCGCGATTATGGGCGCAATCGGCGGCGGTATCGGTGGTTACGGTGTTGCACAAAGTACCGGAGCGGGTCTTGGTAACGTGGCAGACACAGGCATTCAAGCGACAGCTAATAACACTTTCGGCACCACCTTTGGTCAGACCGGAACAGAAACAGCTGGACTAAATACTACAGATGCAGGCAATACGCTAACCAGTGACGCAACCGGTGGTACACTAGCAGACGCTACAACAGGCGAAGCCACACTGCAGAATGCTAGCTTTAGAAATCCTGAAGGTGTAAGCGACGCAGCCGCTAAACTATCTAATAATACAACAACTGGAACTGCAAAAACAGCGATGGAACAACTTGGCCCTGACGCTACGTTTGCGGCTAAGTCAGGTGCATACATGAAAGACGCAGGCTCAGCGCTTGTCAGTAAGGTCACAGACCCTGCTTCCTTGGCTAGTTTGACAATGCAGGCCGGTGCTCAACTACTTGGTGCGGCAATGGCACCTGATCCAGAGATGCCACCAGAACAGCGTGAGCTACTTGAGATGCGTAAAACTGAACTCGCAGAGCTTAAAGAACGCGATGAGGCTGCGTTTAACGCCCAGATGGATGCGGCTAAGGGTTTCTTACAGCAAGCAGAGCAGTACGATCCTACATACATGGCGTTCCAAGCGGCTAACAAAGAAGCCATTGACCAACAACGTAAGCTGCGTGAGCAGTACCGTAAAGCTTCATTGCAGAGCGGTGGCCGTGACATCAGCGAAGCAGAAAAGCGCCGTATGAGCCTAGACTCAGCGCGTAATGTTAGCTCTCGCTACGACGAAGGATTCCAGAAGGGTCTAACTGCTCAGAACCAAGTGACACAAGCTGGGCTATCAGCGATTCCTAACTCTGCAAACTTTGCTACGTACACTAACGCACTTCAGAGTTTGTCTCAGGATACTCAGAAAGCTGAAGACGCAGCTATCCAAGCTTCACAAGGTGCGGGTAAAAATATCTCTGACTTGTTTGCTGGGTTCAATACCACATCGGGCACTGGCTACGGCGCAGATAGCTATTGGAACAGCAACAAAGCAAAAAAGAAAAAGAAGGCTGGGGTTAATACAAACACTTTCCAAGGTATCAACGGCCCAGTTGAGCTTAAAGCTGATAATTACGCATAAGGAGTAAACCGAATGGCATTGCTCGGAAATTTTATAGGTGGCGCACTGGGGATGCAGTCGGCGGAGGACTACGAAGGAGCGGTAACGTCTGCTAGTAGACTACAAGCACTGCAGCGTAAGAACCAGTTTACCAAAGACATGATGAACTCTGCTAAGCCTGCAGACCCTGCGGCTGTGCGGCAAGTTGCCCCCTTTAACCCCAATGATGCGTTTGCGTTTGACAACCTACAACAACCTGGCCTGCGTAATATTCCTGTACCACCTGTCGATCCTGTCGATCAAGAAGGTGGTGTGGCGCAAGGTATAGATGAAGCGGATAAAGTAACAGACCAAGAGGGGAAGCCGCCCCTAGAAGATCCATATATAGAGCCGAAAGCACCTGTTGTCCCTGAGTTTGACAGCGGCAAAACTGTTATTAACCCTAACGATAACGAAAATATTCCTAATAACCAGATTCCTAAGCCTGAGTTCCAAGACCCTGACCTGTCTAATTTGTTTCCAGACGGCGTGGTTTCTGAGAATGATATCTCAGATGAAGATAAAACTGATCTGCATGTGCAGGGATTCCCGTGGAAAGTTCTAGATAAGAACGGCGGCAAGGTAGTTATCCACAACGGTGTTGAGTACGACATCAAGAAGATAGGTGACAGCTACGTTCTTACTAACCGAATGGGTATGCCGAATTACCCACTAACTGACGCGTTTACTAAAGGCCGTAGTCGAGGTATTACAAACACTGAGATTGTTCCCCGAACTAATAGTGCTGCGGACGATCTAGCTGCTGCTACAGTAGATAACAAGTATATCGCTAATGCACTAAAGTCTATTAAGAACAACAAATTTCAGAATGGTATTACTAACTCTACTACTGCGTTAGCTCGCCAGTTTGGTATTGACCAAGGTGAAGCTTTAGCACTGCTAGCTATTGAATCCAACTTCGGCAACGTAAAATTCGACAGCCGCTCATCTACTCGTGGGCCTCTGCAGATACAAAACTTAGCCTTTAAGGATGTTAAGGCGTACTTCAAAGGCGCTAACCCTGCAAACTCAGGGGTGAGTGATGAGCAGTGGTCACGCATGACTTCAGCTGCTGCAAACCTACCTAAAAACCACGCTAACCTAACCGATACTAACGACCAAATTGCTGCTGGCCTGCTGTATTTTAAGATGATTGGCCTAAAGGGCGTAGATAAAAAGTTTCAAGCTGCTGCATATTTTGATGGTTATGGGAAATACATCGGCGTCAACGATATCTCAGACGTTAAAAAGTTTTCAGGCCCAAACACCTTAGCTACAGTTACTCAATATAACTCTGCGTTCTTAGGTATGCGGGGCTACATGGGGCAAGTGGCTGATTATTACTACCCGCAAGGCGGTGCACTTGCTGGGGCTTCTACTACGACACAGGGTAATACTGTAGGCCAACCCAACATGCCAACAGACGATCAGATTGTAGCTGAAGCTGATGCAGCATTAACTGGCACTAGCACTACGACACAGGGTAATACGGTTGGTATGCCTAGTGTGCAGACACAAACACAAATACAAACACAAACAGTAACCGATACAGATGGTACTGAAAAAGAATCTATCGCCACTACTGAGGTAAAAGAGCCTGAGCAGGAGATTGTTAAGTTCCTGCAGAATCCGCCTAACATCGGGATCGAAATGCAGAACCTGCTTAATGGTAGGAAGCTAGGAGTCGATAACCTTAATCGCCAGCTGCAAACTCTGAACGAACAGATCAATGCTAACAATGCAAAAGCAGCTGAGTACGACAGGTTTGCAGATATTGCACTGGCCAACGGCCAGATTGCTACGTTTGAGAGGTATAGCGGTCTAGCTGACGGACTTATTAAACAGTCTAACGACCTACGCAACAGCGGCCTAGACGCTCAGAACCAAGCCCGAGTGGCTATGCAAGAGTTCGATAACAAGATGCTTCTAGTACAGGGTGCGCAAGCCCTACAGGATTTATCCTTTGGCTCCACCGCTCGTGCAGGCGCAGTTCTGTCAGCGTTCTCTGGCTTGGATATTCAGATCGTGCCACGTTCAGACGGCAAGTTTGATCTTATGGTTAATGGAAATCGTCAGCAGACATACACTATGGCTGAGCTATCTGATAAACTACAGCGTACCTACAGCCAAGCATATCGTGAAAGCCAGACTAAGCTACAGACAGAACGTCAGACATACTTGTTTGAAAAAGGCGTCGATCTTGAGTCTAAGCTTGCTGAACAACGTGACAAACTACTGGGTGATCTTAAGATAGAGAACCTTAAAAACGCTTACGGTATTTATCTTGAAGAGCTTAAACAACGTAAGGGTGAGTTCAAAGCCCTTGGCGATGGCTTCGCTTTAATCTATGATAATGGACAATACTTCTTACTTCAGCCAGAAGCTGTAGAAGAAACAATAAACGGCGAAAAAGTACGGAGGCCAAAGCTGACCCCTCTTAGCCCTGGGCAAGCTCAGGCGTTAAACACACCAGAGGCAACAGCGGATGACTTCAAAGCCGCAGCAAAGTGAGGTAGGTAATGGCTAAGGCGGGACTTAAAGCATTTGGTAGCCCTACCCTTGCAGCTATGGACATAGAGCCGCTAGGCAATCCATATGATCCTGCTCCTAATATAGGGATGGGTAATCTTCTAGGTCAAAAAGAAGCTATCGGCAGAGAGATTGATGCTGAGTACGCTAAAGGTATGTCTCAGTTCTCTATGCCTGAGGTAAAACGCCCTGCTCCTACTGGCCCTAATGTTCTGTTTGACCCACAGCAGAACAAGATGTTTGTGAATGGCTCGCTGTTTGACTTAGACGACGCTGACAATGCTCTTAAGTCTGAGCAATTCCTAGATGGCCCACGCCAAGCTCCCCCTACTGGTAGCTGGCAGCAAGTTACACCGCAGGAATACGGCAAGTATATCAAATCTATTAAAGACCCTACGCTTTCCCGCAGATTCGCTGAGAACTTTGACACTGGTATGGCACAGCTACGCTCCCTATTTGGCGCTGGCTCTGTACTTGTTGGCGCAGAAGAGTATGGCCTTGGGGTCATGGAGCGTGCGGAAGAAGACATACGCAAGAACTCACCATTCTACACAGAGTTTACCGATATTGGTATGGGTGACGCAGACATCGGCCCAGTTGACTGGTTTGTTGGTGTCCTTGGCGCACAAGGCCCGATGCTTCTTGAGACTATCGCTGCAGGTGCTATCGGTTTCGTTGCAGGTTCCGCCACAGCAGGGCCAGGATTAGGCTCAGTCGGCGGTACTATTGCTGGTATTACAGGTAAGTCAGCATTTAAGCAAGCTGTCAAGGAAGCAGCTGAAGCCTACGCTAAAGAAAAAGTTAAAGGTAAAGCAGCAGCTAAAGCCTTTATGAAGACTGACCAAGGTAAAGTTCTTAAGCGTGCATCAGGCATTGCGGGAGCAGTTACGTTAGGTTACGCAAACAACTTTGGCATCGCTTCATCAGATGTTTACTCAGAGCTTCTCGAAAGCGGTGTAGACCCTAGCGACTTTGGAGCCAAGATGACTGCGCTTAGCGCAGCTGTTCCGTATGCACTACTAGATACAATCCCTGAGTTTATCGTAGGTGCTAAGATATTTGGCAACATAGCCAGAGGCTCTAAAGGTAGCCGCTTACGTCGCGGTGCAACAGGTGCTGGTGTGGGCGGCACACTAGAGGGGGCCACTGAAGCAACCCAAGAATCTATTATTATGGGTGCTACGAGCGCCTACACTGGTCGTGAGTACGAATCAGATGAAACTCTATCACGCCTAATCAATTCATTTGCCGCAGGCTTTGCTATTGGTGCGCCTATCGGTGGTATCGCTAACCTTAAGTCTAATAAAGAAGCTGACATCCTACAGGGTGCGCCTACTGAGCAGGAGCAAGGAACACAGCAGGGTGAAGGCCCAGTACAACAGGAGCTATTTGAAGAAGGCACTGGACTTGGTACTGCGCCTGAGCTTGACCCAAATATTGCGGCATTGCGGGCACAGGATGAAGCCCTAAGACAGGAAGTTATTACTGACCTTGGTCAAGCCCAACAAGACGAGGCTATTAGGCAAGAGGTAGCGGGTGTTGCTAACCAGCCCCCTACACCAGTAAACCCTGCAGAACAAGAACAAGCAGTACAAAACGAAATTAGGCAGCGTGAGATAGCTGAAGCTAACCGCTTAGACAGAGCTATGGAGGCAGGACAGCCCCTGTCTGATCGTACGGGCGGAGTGCAACCAGACCAAGGTGATTTGTTTGCTCTTGATGGGCCTGCATATACCCCACCTACACCCCCAGTGCCGCCAGCACCTCCAGTTCCCGTAGAGAACGTAAGTGAGGCTATTCAACAAGCTGCAACACAGCAGCCGCAGGCACAACCAAACCTATTACAGCAGCGTATGCAAGAAGCAGTTGCACGCCAGCAAGAACAAGAACAGCAAGCACAACAGCAAGCACAGCAAGCCCAGCAAGAGGCTGAGATGCGAGCAATGGAAGACGCACGGATTGAACAGAATAACCGCGAAGTCGAGAACGCGCTTGCCTTACAGCAGTCGCAGAACGAAATCGCGGCTTATGAGGCGGAGCAATTAGGCAGGCAGCAGGCGGAAGTTTCTCCACCGCCTGCTCCGGTTGCGGGTCTCCCTACCGTACCAGTTCCAGTTACTCCGCCTCGCCAGTTAGACTTGTTCCGTGGCCAAGTTAAGCTGCCAAAGATAACTAAGGCGGAACAAAAAGAAATCACCAAACAGAATCGTCTACTCCGCAAGCAGGAGCGTGAGGCTCAGAAGGCAGCTGAAGAAGCAGCAAGCCCAATGACCCCAGCGGAAGCGCGTGCAGCAGGGCAAGGTATTCTATTTACACAACGTGGCGAGCCGTCAGTTGCTGCCCTCAAGGGTGCCGGTACTACAGTGCCAGCCACACCAGAACTTATTCAGACAACCCCTGCTGAAGAGACCGTCGTTGCGCAACAGCAAGAGATCAACAGGCTTCAACAGCAGGTGCAGGAGCAACAAGAGATTAATAAGCTCCAGCAGCAAGTACAGGAGCAGCAGAATGTACAGGAGCAAAGCCCAGAAAGAGTGGATGGAAGCCAACCTACCGAAAGTAGCGAAGAAGTTCCAGTCAGCAACGCCAGAGAACGCGCAGCTGCCGCAACAAATCGCTCTCAAGAGCGTCTCAGAGAAGCGGAGAATCGCAAGGCAGCAAGCAGCCCTGCGGAAACAGAAGCAGCCGTTCGGGGATCTGGGGCCGAACAAAGTGTACAGGAAGATAGCGTACAAAGGCAACCTGTCGTAGACCCAGACAGCGAAGCAGCACTTGTACAAGAGTTGGTATCTGAGTTTGAATCAGAGCAAGACTCCGGTGAACTACGCGGGCTTGCTGTGTCTCTACTGGATTACGCATATTGGTCTGCCGCTCCTAGTGGTACAAACGCAGAGGCCACGGACTACAGAGCCGCAAGGACAGCGGCTAAAGCTTTTGTGGATAAAACATTTACAGCCCCTGAGACTTTCTCCGAAGGCCAAAAGAAAATACTAGACGAGACCTTTGTTAAGTTCGCCACATACGAAACAGAAACGCGTTCTTCCACACAACCGTGGTTTGAGTACGCTACACGCCGTGGCCTAGTAGATAAAATTGCTGACCCAAAGAACGGCATAACAATTACAGGTGCTCCATATAAAGCTATGGCTAACCCAGCACCAGCAGCTAACGTGTCACAGTCTAGGTCTGAAGACTCCTCTACTATGGCTGACGCAGCCAAGGCAGCAGACGATAAACGAGGTAGCTTCTACAGAGCGGACAACAGCCAGCCTATCACTGACCCTCTTCCAAAGTTGCGCGTGCAGGCTATCGCTAAGAAAGCTATCTCTAGTCTAAAGATTAAGCCAAAGGTATTTGTCTATAAAGATCAAGCAGAGCTTAAAGCTGCTAACCCAGAACTGTTTGAGCGTGCAAATAACTCACGCCCTGATGGTGACTTTGAGTTTACCCCTGCAGCAGGATTCTCTGTGGGCGATGAAATCATTTTGTTTAGTGACAACATTAAAACAGAACAGCAGGCACAGTTTGTTATAGCGCACGAGACTATGGGCCACTTTGGCTTCCGTGCTTTCATGGCTGAACCACAACTTAATACAGTCCTAGAAGAAATCTACCGAGGTGATTCTTCCGTCCGCGCAATGGTTGACCGCCGCGTTGAGATGGGTATGAACAAGCTAGAAGCCATCGAAGAAACAATGGCTGACAAAGCAGCCGACCTAGATTCTAGCCTTATCAAACGAATGTGGTACGCAATCAAGGATGCCCTAGAAGCTATGGGTGCAACCTTTGAAGATGACCTGGCCAGGTACATGATTAGACAATCACGCAGAAACTTGTTGCAGGGTGGTAGCGGTCTAGTAAGCATGCAGGAGCTAGGGAATAACCTTAAGAGCTTACAGTCTGACAACACGTTGGGACGCTACTCACTTGTAGAAGATACTGCAGACGCAGCCTCACGAGCTATGGCATCGCACGCTTACGTACAACGTGGCGGTCAGTACGGCGGCATGAACGCTCTGAAGAACATGCTTAAGAACGCAAAGGATATAGAGAACATCCGTGATGTCGGTGTGTTCCTTGGTAAGCTAGCTGAAAACGTACAGTCTCTGGACAACATGGCTACCAGAAGCGATGGCCTCCAGCAGGTGTTTAATATATTCCAATCTCGTTCAAGTAGAGCAAGACGCTTCCTGTCTAACTACGAAGGTATGACTGCGTTCTCCCACTCTGCGTTCTCGTACACAGCAGACGGCGGCGGAAAAGAAGGTGGGCCAACAGAAGCTGAGCTACTACAAGCAGGTCAGCTGCTAGCATATGGCGCATTGCACAAGCAGAATACTGTTACTGACGGAGAGATCCGTGATGTGGGTGATCTTGTTATTGACGACAACGGAACCATAGGCATCAACAGCGTTAACTTCACAGCCGCACAAGAAGCAGGAAAGCTAACACGCGAGGACTTCCAAAATGGATTACGCGTAACACTTGGCGACCAAGAACAAAAAGTATTTACAGAAGATACGTGGACACCTGACTTCACAATCACAGACCGCGTATGGAAAATCTACACTGAACAAAGAACAGCAGTAGACCAGTCTGCTCTTGATGTGGTTCGCTCTACTATCGAAGGGGCTATAGCCCAACGTGACGCTACTATTAACCAATTCAAAAAATCTTACGGTATGTCAGATATAGACTCTATGGTCATGCGTAAGGTCATGGAGCAGTACGTTCGTCTGTATCAAGAAGGTGCGAGACAGGAAGGCGGTAGCTTCCAATACAAGAGCGAGTCAGTAACCAATGCCCGTACGTTCCTAAGAGAATTTAACCGCGCACTGTTTCAGAAAGGTAAGGTGCAGGACTTTAAGCAGGGTAGAGAGGACGCTGCTAAGTTCCAAGGCCCAGAGTTCCAAGATATTATTGATGGATTGGACTCACTGTCTGCTAAGAACTACTCAAAGAGCCAAGCTAACCGCGTAACATCTGCGATTGGTAACTTGTATCTTCTCGATGTACAGGCACAGAACGCACAGTTTAATGCTAAGCGTACGATAATGACATCGTATGTACCGTTCACACGCCGTGGCAACCAGCAGATTAGGGTTGTGGCGTTTGACGCTAACGGCGAAGTAGTCAAGTTGGATGATGTGTGGCGCACAGTCATGCCGTACTACCAAGCTGGTAGCCGTAAGGATGCCCGCGAGATAGCTGACAATCTAAATACAGAGTTTGGCGACACCGAGTTTACTCTTACAGATGAGTCAGGTGCAGAGCGAGCCGTAACCTTCCGAGCAGTGACCGAGACAACCCGTAAAGGTTCAGTCTTAGGTCAGCAGTTTAGTCTGACTGACTTCACGAATACACTTGCTCGTTTAGATGTAAACATAAACCCAGAAGAACGTGAACGTATTGTGGAGGCTTTGACTGCCCAGACTCAACGTGCTCGTAGGAGCATCCAGAGAGCGGGTGTTAAAGGTTGGGATCAAGACGTTGTACGTAGCACATCAGAATATCTTGAGACGCAGGGGCACATTGCAGGGCAGGCTTTCTACCGCCACCGTCTAAACAACATCATGTTGGACGACAGCTTATGGCGTGGTAACTCAAAGCAAATGCAAGACTTGTACGCTCAGACAGAGCGCACTGACCTAACACCAGAGCAGATGCGTAAAGCCCAAAATGATTATGACCGCTATGCCTATATGTATCAGTATATGGCAGGTGATGGTATGCCACAGGCTACTAACCGTGTGTCTGGCAAGGCTATGAAGAACCTAGGTAGAGGTGAAGACTACAGAGGCACAGCACTCGGACTACAGCAATGGTATGCTGACAGTGCGAACATCAACGACTCGACTGAGGACTTACTGTCAGGTGAAACTGGCTCTCGTTTGAAGATGTGGACTGTTGTTGCTCAGCTTGGTGGCTCAATCGCCACTGCTGGTATCAACCTTGTCTCTATGGCTACACACTCTATTCCTTACCTCGGCACTTACAACGAGGCTAGAGGGTTTGGAGGCGGGTTCGGAATCAGTAACGCCACTATGGAAATGCAGATTGCCGCTCGTAACATGGGTGATCGTAAACTAGCAGACGCTGTATATGTCAATAGACTAGCGAGTAATGAAGCTCTGCGGAAGAAACATAAGATAACTGAGGATGAGGCATTGTTCCTAGCAGACGCCACATCAGAAGGTGTTCTACAAGCGGCACAAGCTAACGCTCTAGTTGGTACAGCAAGGGGTGGAATCAATAGCAACAAGCTACAAGGCGCAATCAAACTGTGGATGGGTATGTTCTCATACACAGAGCAACTCAACCGTAGAGCCACGGCTTTGGCGGGCTATCGTCTGCATATGAAGCGGGCTATTGCTGGCACACCTAACTTCGACAGTCTAACAACTGAGCAGAAGAATGAACTACTAACAGAGTTTAGGGCAGAGGCCACTGCGTTTGCTCGTACTGCTGTGAATACTTCGCAGGGTGAATACGGCATGTTTAACCGCCCAGAGATGGCGCGTGGCAACGTGGGTCAGTATCTGTTTATCTATAAGCAGTTCTCTATCATCACAATTCAGATGCTAAAAGGTCTGAGTCCTCAAGGTAGACTGTACTTTATCGGTATGCTTGTGCTTATGTCCGGACTTAAAGGTCTACCATTCGCAGATGACCTAGCTGATTTGATTGACACACTCATGCAGAAGTTTGGCATCACATCGGCGGGCGTAGAGGAATCTCTTATCACGCTGTTTGAAGACCTAGCCCCAGGCTCTGCAAAGTTCATCATGCGAGGCGGGCTAGACCAGATTGCGGCAGGTACATTCTCAACCCGACTAGGCTTTGGGGATATGCTTCCGTTGACTGGTGCGGGTAGGGCTGGCGCTGATACAGGTCGAGAGCTTGAGAACTTCTTCGGGCCTATTTGGTCTGGTGTTGAAGGTGCGTTTGTTACAGCAGGAAACCTAACTAAGTATGGTGCAGGTGCAGTCGGTCTTAGAGACCAGACACTGACGCTAACTGAAGCATTCCGCGAATCACCAATAGCCGCCATGCGCGGCATAGTAGACGCATCTACTTATTATGATTCTGGCGTAGTGACAAACTCGCAAGGCAAAGTCATAGACCCTTCCGCTAGTTGGGGGCAGATACTCTTTAGGGCGGCAGGTTTCTATCCTGCTGTAGCCACAAGAGAGAACGACATCGTAAGATTGGGTAAGTACAAGGCTGACTATATCAAGGCACTTCGGGCTGACTACACTGCGGCCTATGTAAAAGCGTCTGTTGAGGATGATCTAGACCGTATGCTAGACATTGAGATGATGGTCATGGACTGGAATGATATCCACGCTAACACTGCGTTTGAGTTCAAAGACTTTAGGTCTAGAGCAAAGCGGTCTGCTAAGTCTGCCAAGATGCCTACAGGCCAGAGGTACTTGAAGACTGCGCCTACCAATATACGTTCTGACCTGCAAATACTTATGGAAATATACGGACTAAATGATGAAGGCTTTTAGTCTTTGATAACTTGAAGCTGACCGTAAGCTAAGTCATCTGCCGCTACATCTGCACTTTCTAACAAACTCTGGAAACGTGGATGTGTCAGATTAAATCCAATCACATAAGACTGCGCCAGTTTAATTGGCGTGTCCTTACCAAGGGATGCTTTCTCTGACTTGGGTGTGGCTACTACGTTCTCCTCAGCAAGTTCCTGTTTGAATGACTTGTAGTCAGCTCCTCGCACTGACAACCATTTGCGGAAGTGAGTGCGGTCAACCATCATAGTACCCTTGTCAAACGGATCAGCCGCAGACTTACGGAATACATCAAGGCGAACTCTTACATCGCCCCTTGGTATACGGCTATAATCTGGCTGTGGTTTCTGACCTGAGGTGTGCATTACAGTAACCTGTGCGTCTGCACTATCAGCCATGTACTCTGCGATAAGATCGAATGAGTCCACTTGGTTTTCCTGTACAGTCCTACGGATAGCACCAATCTGTGCCAGTACCCACTCGGTTGCTTGGCGGTAGTCGAACTTTATCAAGCCCCAGTCATTTGCCAGTTTCAAACCTAGGTCTGCTAAGATGATAGACTGTTCCCAATACCGTTCTTCACCGCTGAATCTAGCTTTGTATTTACTGTGGAATGTATTGGTAGCCTCTGCTATCGCCGCATTGATACCGTCCTCGCCCATCTCTACTAGGTTCTTTATATACAGCCTACCTGCGTGACCATAGTTAGCGTGGATTGCTTCGTATATCTTACGCCCTGCTTCTGAGTTCCTTGTGAAGATAGCACTCTGCGGTACTGTCACCTCTAACATACGAGCCATCTGAGCGTCTGTGTCTAGTCCTGATGCAATCAGTTTACTCTGTAGAGATTTGTTAGTGGACACCATGACAGGTGTAGCCCAAGTCTTAGAGTCACGCTCTTCTGCGTTACGGTTGAGCCTAGCCTTATCCCTGCCTTGAGATACCCAATAGCAGAAGTCACCGACTTCTTTGTCTTGCATCATGGTAACTTCGTCGATGGTTAACGGAAGGTTAGCGTATGTACCAAGTCGTGAGAACAGGCTGTTCTGTGTGTACTTAGCCGCAAAGTGTAGCTTGTCGGGGTCGCCATATATAGACTGCGCCCAATACTGCGCCAGTGTTTTACCTCCACCTGTTGCACCATACAGGGATATAGTCAGACCTTTGAGGCCAGTGAAATTATATAGTGGTGCTGAGAAGCCTACGCCTAACGCAAACATGTGCGCCTTGAGGTCAGCCTTCTCCATTATAGATGTAAGGGTAGCCCAAGATTCTAGCGTTCCCTTTACTGGGTACAACTCGTTGCCTTGACGCTGTACTCCTGCTGATAGATTAATGTTTTCTTCTTCGACTGCACCATTAGCGTCTCGCTTAATTAGTGTGTCGCCTATAACAAATGCCGTGTTCTTTTCTTTCCATCCCATAGTTGAGTAGAGGTTGGTCATGGCACGGATTTGTCTAAGCTCTTCCATATATGACCGCATCATAAGTTGAAAATACTCCGTTTGCCTTTTGTTATATAGGACAATACCTTGGTCTGCTATCGCTGTAGCGAACTCACGACTGCCCTCTGCTAGATACGCCTGTCTTAGCGAAATCTCTTGCCACCCCATGTGTGGTCTATTCCAATGAAACCTCACAGTCTCATAGCCTAGCGAGTGGTCTAGTCCATACCCAACTGGGTATATGTCGAACTTGCATACATCTATATCGGTATCGTCTATAGTAACTTTGATGCCATCCACTGTACGCTTGAATGGTTTAGGCATAGGGATAGCATTAGCAACACTATCTAACGCCTTCTGTGGAACAGCCACCTCTTGATACTGCACCCCAAGTCTGGCAGGCGAACCGATTTTGCCTTTGAACTTACAGCCTCTGCACCCATTAGGGCGGTCTGCTTCAAACTTCGCACATGTTGTTGGCCCTGTTGTGGACTGCCTCCAGTGAGCAAGTTTGTGTAAGGTAGTCTTCTCATCATACGACGGATGCTGATTGCTCCACTCCTTTGCTGTAGATTCTGGGTCGATACAATGTGCCGCTACACCAATGATGTCATACCATAGTGGCTCATCTACATCCCCTTGGTTAGCTATAGCCCATTCAATCTGCTTACACTTACTTGCTACTACAGAGCCGACAGCAGGTGGGAAATCTTGCTTGACTGCTAGATTATCCAGCAACGTGCTCTCACGAGTGCGATCTATACTGGCTGCAGCTGAGGGCTTGAAGTAATAACTTAGACAATCCCGCAATGTCTGAACGCTTACTGGCTCAGCATCTACAAGCATCTTAACTTCGTTACCACCCTTGGTGTTTATAGTACCAACAGGACGCAAGACTCTTGCGCTGTCAGCAGGTACAGCAGGGTCAACCTCAAAGCCTTTTGCTACACAGGCTTCCTTCAATGCTTCGGCTAGAGGCTTCCATTCCTCTGGCTCTAACTCTGCATCAAGAACCCAATAGGCGTGTAGGCCATTGCCCGAATGAATGATTAGTGGTTTAGGTAAGCGCATCTCAGCGACAAACTTACCTAGTGCAGTTAGTCCTTCCTTCCATGTGGGGAACGGTTTGCCCTCTCCGCAATCCACATCGACAGCAACTAGCTTAGTTGCACGAACATTATCTTGCTTTCTATTACCCTTGGTATTGAAAGCCGACACAGCGAAATAGACATTCTTGTCTGGCTGTGACGATGATAGCCTTATACAGGCTTTAGCGAGTTCTTCTACCGTATCAAAAAAGCCCTGTTGTACTTTGTTATCTGGGCTTATCAGTGTCGTTACATAGTATCCTTCAGACGGTAGAACCCGCTGTAAAAAACTCAGCGTGTCCATTGTTGTTACCTTCACAGTTACGGAAGGGGGCTTAGCCCCCTCCCTTCTACCTTAGTCTTGTTTACCTAAAATCTCAAGAAGCCTTTGGAAACGTTGTTTCTGCTCTATGGCAATAACCTCTGGTTGAGGCCACCCATCAGACATGACTGTAAGTAATTC